ACACGCAGATATAGCCTATCCAAATAACGCTCCTGGATTATATTTACACGAAACAGAGAATGCTTTAGTAGTAGTAATGAATACTTTTGATGAAATAGTAGAACAAATTAAAGTTCCTAATATTCCTCTTAATAAATGGATTAATGTTACTATTAGAGTTAAAAATATTAATTTAGATGTATATGTCAATAATAATATAGTATCAAGACATATATTGAATTCTCCTCCTAAACAAAATTATAGTAATGTTTATGTTAATATGAATAACGGATTTTCCGGCCATGTATCTAACTTGAAATACTTTAGTAGAGCCCTTACTGGAATGCAGATTGTAAAATTAGTAAGAGACGGTCCTAACTTAAAACAAACTGAAAAGAAAATGTTTACGAATCCACCATACTTTTCAATGAGATGGTATTTTAATGAAAAAGAACTAATTTAAATTTATAATTTTATTTATTAAAAATTATAAATTAATATAATTTATTTAAGATTAGGATTAATGCAGACATCCATAGTAGGAAATATTTTATTTGACTCGCAACTATCATTATTATCCATTTCTACACAAACTCGTTTATTATTTTCTTTTCCGATATAACAATATTTTTTTTGATTATTTGATGATTCAACATTATTATTTGATTTAGAATTATTAATAAATTGTTTTATTGCCATTTCAGGTAAACTAAATAAATCATTTATACTATCTTTAATAACATCTAATACCATTTTACCACCTTTATTAGCAGTATTAACAGTTCCTTTTACAGTAGATGTTGTAGTTAATATAGGAATACCTAAATATTTAGTAAAAATATCAGTTCTTTCATTTAAAAATAAAAATGCATTTAATGCTAATATAACAATTAATATAATCATTAATACTATTCTAAAGATTCTATATACTATATCAACTGGAGGACTAACTGGTTCAGGACTTACTGATATAGGTGGAGTTGTTTTAGGAGAAAATGTATTTCCAATAGATTGAATAAAAGATGGTTCTTCTTTTTTGAATGGATTTAAAGAGTTAATAGTATCTTTAGTATAATTTATAACAGACTTTGTAGCATCAGTAATATTATCACCAAATGATTTTATTGTTTCTGGCATAGGAGATGTATTAATATCGGGGGTTATAGGCGATGAATTTATGGCGCTAACGTTTGTAGGTGTTATAGTATTAGATATAGTGTTAGTAGTATCAGTTATAGTATTAGATATAGTGTTAGTAGTATCAGTTATAGCATTAGATATGGAATTAGTTGTATCTGATACAGTTTGATTAATATTATCTATAATAGATGGTTCGTTACTAGGTGATAAAGAAGGTGTAATAGAAGGAGTAAAAGTATTAAATATAGAAGGGGATTGATTATTATTTAAAGATGAATTTCTTGTATTGGAAATTTCATTCATATATACAATTCACATATAAAAAAGTAATTCATAATTAATTAAACTAAAGTATATAAAGTGTATTATAAATTTTTAATTAAGTAAATGTGTAAAAAATGTAATAAAATAAAATGGAATAAAGTATGTTTCCCTTTAATTTTTACTCCAATATTACTTTTTTTTGATATTTTCAAAAACTATATTTATATTCCAGTAATTATGTTTATAAGTTCATTTATTTTATTTTGGAATGTTCCATATATAATATTTTATACAGCTTCTAAACCATTATATTATGAAGATTTATTCATTGATGAAAAGAAAATTCCAAACTATAATGTTGATATTAAAATAAAAAAGAAATTTGAGTTAATTTTAAAATGGGTATTAATAGTAACGAATGCATTACTAGTATCTGCATTATGTGAATTTTGGTTTTATAAAGTAAGAGAAATAGATTCTTATATTGAAATAGCGGGTATTACAGGAGGTATTGTTAAAGTATTTCAAATTATAAATAATACAATTACAAGAATTATGTTAAAAATATTAAGGAAATTTATTACAAACGAATCTGATCATAATAACGTAAGCACAATGACGGAATTAGATAATGTAATAATTACTAAAGAAAGAAGCGATACAATATAATTAATATATTTGATTAAATTCCTAAATATATTAATAAAAATTAGCGACGACGGCGACGGCGGGTTTTTTTGGCGCTTTTGCGGCGTCTGTTGGTGCGTTTTCTACGACGTTTGTTCATAGTGCGCTTCTTGCGTTTGCCTCCTTCCATTTTGCGGGAGCGGCGGGATTTGCGTGATTTTCTGCTTAATCTGCTTACAACCATTATATAATATATATTAATATTTTAATTGATAAATTTGATAATTAAAATATTAATTAATTTATTCGCAATTACATCCTGCAGCTTTAGTTCTATGTTTAATTGCTCTGCGAACTCCAGCTTTTCTTCCAATTAAAGAAACAGTTTTGTCGCTTTTATTATGAGTGCTTTCGTCATTAGCATCATATTTAGCGGAGGCATCTTTGCCATCTTGGTTAAGTGCACGTCTAGTTCTAATAGATCCAGGCATATTATAAATTATAGTTAGATATTAATTGTTTCTTATAATTAAATTATTTAAATTATTAAATTTATCCAATTTAGATATAGTTTTTTCTAAATTTCCTGCATTTAAACTATTATTAAATAAATAATCTGTTTTTGGAGTTATTTCATTTTTTTTAATTTGTTTATAAATAGTGTTGATTCTTTTAATTATATTTTTAGTAGATTCTATATTGTTTGCTATTTTAATATTATTATTAACGTGATCGCATAATAAACTTAATGAAAAATATATTAAAAATTTTCGTTTCCTTTTTACACCTTGTGAATATTTTAAACAAAATAAATTTAATAACGCTTCAACTATAGATTTTATCCCTTGTCCTCTTTTACGAGATTCTCCTAGTATAACATCCCATATCATCCATATTATATCTTTCTGATTATTACTTGAAACAGGCATATTCCTATTTTGACATTGATATGTTACTTTTTTCTCTTTTTTAGATAAAGACTCAAAGCCTAATATCCATTCTATCCAATATATTGCATTATTAATATTTACATTCTTTTTTTCGATACTCCACGATAGTTCATTTATAGCTAAAAAGAGTTCTTGTGGATCTTCTTTTCTAAATGTTTTACGACCATAATGAACATTATCAGCGTTTAATCTATGACTTATATTAATAACATTATATTCACATTTTTCTATTTTAGGAACATCAAATGAATTTTTCTTTCTAGAATAACATAATACACACATTACTTCAGCAAATAAAGCTCTAATCTTACTATTATTTCTCATTTTTATTTCATTATCAATGTATCCATTATTTAATATATCTTTAAATAAATCAAGTCTTAAATTTATGTATGTTGGTAATTTAGGATTACCTAAATGAATATGTTTTCCCATTATTAAAAAAATTATTTCCCATAATTCAAGAAAATGTCCAGCACATATGTATTCGCCACTCCAATAACAAGCTTCTTCTACTTTATTTGCTCTTATAGAATTTATTAATTGTTTTTTTGCCTCAGATTTTTTGAATTTTGAAAATGTAATTCCTTTAAAATCTTTAATTTTTCTTTGATCATTAATTTCATCTAGATTCATATTATATTAGAATTTATATAAAAAAAATACCAATAATACATATATATGAATATTTTACAACCTGAAAAAATTTTAAAAAAGATTCAAAAATTATTTAAAAAATTTCTTAAATTGTCAATTTGGGAAAAATTACTAATATTAATAATAATAATTATGCCCTTTTTTATTTTAAACAAAAAAGTAGAAGGATTTTCACAAAAAAAGGAATTTGTATTAAAAGAAAATGGAGATATTTATGATGATTTTTATTGTTCTATTTATGATGATTTAGTATATGATGAAGTTAAGAATGATTTTGAAGTAAAAGCCGTAGAGAAATACATAAAACCAACTAAAAAATCAAGAATTTTAGATGTTGGATGTGGAACCGGACATCACGTAAATTTTTATCATTCTCAAAATATAAAATGCGAAGGTTTAGATAAATCAAAGAGTATGATAAATTTATGTAAAAAAGAATATCCAAAATGTAGTTTTAAAAATGATGATGTTTTAAATACAATGTTGTATATACCTAATTCATTTTCTCATATTTTTTGTTTATATTTTACTATTTATCATATTAAAAATAAATCATTATTTTTTGATAATTGTATAAGATGGTTAAGACCCGGTGGAGTTTTGTTATTACATTTAGTAAATAGAGATAAATTTGATCCTATTATTAATGCATCTGATCCATTAACTATAGTTTCTGCACAAAAATATGCTAAAAAACGTATTACTAATTCAGTTGTTAAATTTAAAGATTTTCTTTATCGTGCTGATTTTAAATATAAACAAGGTGAAGATGAAGCACATTTTATTGAAACATTTAAAGATGATGCTACTGGGAATGTAAGAAAAAATGATAATACTATTTATATTGAATCTCAAACTGATATACTTAGTTTAGCAAAAAAGTCTGGATTTATTATGCAAGCTCAGTTAGATATGATTCACTGTCAATATGAATATCAATATTTGTATATTTTATATAAACCAGAATAATTTGTTTAAATTTTAAATTTTAAATTTTAAATTATAATAATAAATATGTATTTTTATGTAATAATTATTATTATAATTATAGTTATATTAATTAAAGCATATTTTAAAATAAAATATCAATTTTGGTCTAGACAACCCGTTTTATTTTATCATGATCTGTATAATTTATTATTTAACAATAAAGTTATTGATAAAGAATATCCTAAAAAAAATAAATTTTATGATAAAAGTATAAAATATTATAGAATAGATAAATTAAATAATATTATTAAAGAAAACATATATAAATTTATTAAAAATAATTATTTAACTGAAGATAATGAATTATATTTACCTGAGAATGTAAATGATATTTTTGATTATTTTTATAGTAGTCCTTCAGGTTATATATCAATAGCTTATAAGTATGATAATGTTATATCAACTATGATGCATACTCCTTGCAAATGTATTATGAATAATAAAAAGATGGATATATGCTATGTTGATTGGTTATGTGTAGATAAAGAAAATAGAAAAAAAGGACTGGCATCAAAAATAATTTATACACATTATTGTAACACTAGATATAATAAAGTAGGAGGAGATTATGCAATTTCATTATTTAAAAATGAAGGATTTGCTTCTCCTTTTGTTCCTTTAGTTTCATACAAAACATATTTTTATAGTTTAAAATATTGGATCAAAGATATAGTATTAACTCAATCATTTATAAAAATAATCAAAGTAAGTGAACAAAATTTTAATTATCTTATAGATTTATTTAATAAAATGCAAAATAAATTTAAATTAATAGTTATGTCTGATATAATTAGAATTAAATATTTAATAGAAAAAGAAAGACTATTAATTTATTTATTATTAATTGATGATGTTCCATATAACTTTTATATTTATAATGATACTAATGTATTTTATAATGGAAAGAAAAGTATAGAATTATTAAGTAGTTATTATAGTAGTAATATTGATGAATTATTATTTGGATTTTATTATTCTTTATCATTAGAAATCAAAAAAAATAATTATGAAATTTTACTAATTAATAATATTTCAGATAACAATAATATTATTAAAAATGTTAAATATAATTATTACGAATCTTCATTTCAATATTATTTCTTATATAATTATGCTTCATCATCTTTTAAATCAAATGATACAATGGTAATAAATTAAATTATCTAGTGTATTTTCCGGCTTTTGCAAATGAATCAACTAAGAATATAACAAATATTCCTAAAAAGGAATACAATATTAATTCTTCAGTTGTATTATTAGTTTTTTCATCTTTGGTTTCTTCTAAAAGATGTATCATATAATTTAGTTTTTTCATTAGATCTGAATCCATATTATTATTGTTAGTAGCATTAGTATAATAAGGTATATAACTGTTTTTATAACTACTCATTTTTTCATTTTCTAAATTATTAAATGCTTCCGGTGATACAGCATTATCTATGTTTTTATTTTCACTTTTTTCGTCAGGTGTTGATGTTAATTTAGGTAAAGGGGGAAATTCTTTATTATTTGGATTAAAGTCTGCTAAATCATCATCATCCTCATCATCATTGTTATTGTTAAAGTTCATAGAATTTAGGAATTCTTCTACTTTTTTACTTGGAACATTTTTCTTTTTTTTTATTGTTTTATTTTTTCTTGTATTTATGGGTGTTTTATTACTATTAAATTCTGAAAATCCTAGTTGAGTTGCCATTCTTATAAAAAAAGAAGATTATTTTTATTTTTAAACAACCTGAAATTATATATTTTTATTTATATATAATGAAAAATTATGTAAATCTAGGATTATTAGCACTTTTAGCTGTTTTAATTAATGACACTCCTACATATCTTAAAGAAATGTCAAATAATATGATGTTTAAAGTAGTATGTATTGTTTGTATTGTAGTTGCTTCTACTATGTATGATTCTTTATCGGGTATTTTGTTGGGATTAATGTTAATTGTTTTGTTACATCAAAGCAATGAAGGTTTTACAGAATCAAATGAAGAAGATGAAACTTTAGAAGAAGAATCTGCTCCAGTATCTACTCAAAATATTATTGATAATGATCGAAAATTAAAAGAACAAGCAGAATTAAATAAAGTAGCTTGTTCATCTGAATAATTTCCTAAATTAAAAAGATTATATTTATTTATATTAAATATAATGTTAAAAAATTCAATCTTAAAAAAAATTAATTCATATATTAAATATCTAAATACTAGTCCATTATTTATTGGAATAGTTATGATAATGTTAAATGTTGGATCTAAATATGTTACTATAGAGCTTAGCAAAACACAAGAAGAATATTTAAGAAATACTTTAGGCAGACAAATATTAATTTTTGCAATAGCATTTACTGCGACTAAAGATATTATACTATCTCTAATACTTACTTCTGTATTTTATGTATTAACTATGCATTTATTTAATGAAAATAGTTCTTTCTGTATTATACCACAAGAATATAGGAAATATAAAGATATACTAGATTTAAACAATGACAATATTGTTACTCCAGATGAAATAAAGAAAGCTGAAGAAATATTAGAAAAAGCTAAAAAACAAGAAAATGAAAAAAGAATGATTGAGACTATGAATAATTTTAAAATAATGGTTTAATTTTCTCTTTAATTTATAACTATGGCCGATAAAAAAAAAGAAGAAGAACAAGAACGTTTAAAATTATTTGCTAAAATTGCTGATGCGATTAATCCTAATACTACTAAAAAAACAAGAACTAGAGTTACTAAAGAATCTGATAGAGATTATGTAACACGTAAAAAAAATGTATATACAGTTAAATTAAGCTGGTTATTTAAAACTAATTTAACAGGAGATACTAGTTTTCCATTATTACAAAATAATTTAACTACTCCTCAACAATTAGGAAGAAATAAAGAAAGA